TCATGCCGAACGCGTTCGTGCCCTGCGTGCCGCCCTGATTGGCGTAGGTCATGGTTCCGTTCGCGTTTACGTTGATGGTCTTCTGGTTGGCCCCGTCGCGTCCGCCGTAGGAGAAGTTCAAGTCCATCGGGGGACGCCAGCTTTCAGGCAGAGTGCCGAACGTGCCGCTGTTCCAGGAGCCGGAGGCCGACGTCTTCCAGTCGATTCGCAACGTCACCATCGGCCCGGACCTATAGCCCTTAACGGTGCCGTAATTGCCACTGATGAGGGTCGTGACATCGGTGTGGGTTAGGGAATCCCACACGTCGCTCATCGGCTTCAACACGTTGAACAATGGAACGGGGGTGCCGATGGTGATACCGTCCAGCGGGATGCGGTACAAGGGCATGTCGTAGGTGGTGCCCCCGTCCAACGGGCTGGTGGTGTTCACGGCGGG